ATACGCCATTACAGACAGCGCATCGGTAGACATCAACCCTAACAACGGCACAATTCAGACTTGGACTCTTGGCGCAAGTCGTACCCCAACAGCAGGAAGTTTTGCCAACGGACAAAGCGTAACCTTGGACATTGTGTCTAGTTCGTTTACAGTTACTTGGACAACAATTGGGGTAACTTGGATTGGCGGCTCCGCCCCATCACTTGCAACCGGTACTAATAAAAACTTCATTGTGTTGTGGAAAATCGGCGGCACTGTTTATGGTAACTACGTTGGGAGCTCAACATGATGGGTTTAGCTGGTAAATTAATGGCAAGCGGCAACGCTAACCTTGGTGTAAATTGGACATATCAACCACAATTAAGCACGACAGGTTGGGGCACAACCTCCACGGTTAATGCAATTTCTTGGAATAGTTCTGTATTTTGCGCTGTTAGTAGCACTGGAAAAGTTGCCACATCTTCAGACGGAGCAACTTGGTCATATAACGGCGCAATTCCCGGCATTGGCAGTAATCCTGTAAAATGTATTGCGTGGAACGGCTCAGTTTTTTGTGTTAGTGGTAGCGGTGGGTATATTGCAACATCTTCTGATGGAATTACTTGGACAAACCGTGGAATTTTACCAAGTGCCCCAACAACATGCTATTCAATTGCATGGAACGGCTCAGTTTTTTGTGTTAGTGGTAGCGGTGGGTATATTGCAACATCTTCTGATGGAATTACTTGGACATACCAATCTCAATTAAGCACAACAACTTGGGCTACATCCGACGGCTTTGCAATTGCTGCGCAGGGCTCTAAATTTTGCGTTGTTGGCACTGATGGAGTAAATTGCAGAGCCGCAACCTCAACAGACAATGGTGTTAACTGGACATATCAAGCAGGGTTAGCCTCCGCAACAATAAGCATACCTTATTGCATTACTTCAAATGGAACTATATTTTGTGTTGGAGCTGCAAGCGGTAAAATTGCCACTTCATCTGATGGTGCGTCATGGACGTACCAATCAAGTTTAAGCGCAAGCGCTTGGGGGTCTGGGCAAACTACGTCTAGGGTTGTAAATATTGCTTGGAGCGGTTCTAAGTTTTGTGTTGTTGGAGGTACTGGAACTGGTTCTGGCGGCAAAGTAGCCACATCTCCTGATGGCATTACTTGGACATATCAACCAAACTTAAGTTCTACTACTTGGGGGACAACTGTTCCCGCAGGCATAGCGGCTATAAGTACAAAGTTTGTTGTTGGCGGCAATGCGGGCTCTATAGCAACTTCCCCATAATTTATGATTGATCCAATTACCATCAGCGCCGCGTTTGCCCTAGCCAAGAGCACCATAGCGGGTGTTCAAGAAGCTATTCAAATGGGCAAAGACTTGCAGGAGTGCAGTGGTGATCTGATTAAATTCTTTGAGATGCGCGACACCGTTGCCAAGGCTGCAACGGAGGACAAAGGCAAGAAGCCACGCTCGGACATGGGCCAAGCCCTTGATACCGTAATGCAGGCCAAGGCGCTCAGGGACGCCGAGAAAAAGCTCAAGGAGCAACTAATCTACTCGGGGCAGGGTGATGTTTGGGAATCCATCCAAGCGGAATACAACTCCATCATCGCCAACCGAAAGCGTGAGGAGCGTGAAGCCGAAGCCGCCAAAAAGAAACAACGTGAGCAGATGGCTGACACACTTAACATCCTGTTTGTTGGTTTTGCGTCATGCTTGGCTGTGGGATTTATTGGCTGGGCCACGTTTGAATTTATTATTTACAAAATGAAGGGTTAATATGAATGAGCTTTTTGGACTTCTTAAGGGCATTGCGCCTGCATTGGCAACCGCTGTTGCTGGCCCTCTTGGGGGTGCTGCTGTTACCGCTATTGCTAGTAAGTTTGGGGTATCTGATTCTGTGGAGGCAGTGGCTAAAGCAATCGCAGGCGACCCGCAAGCCGCCCAAAAGTTGGCTGAAATAGACCTGAAACAGTTTGAATTAGAAACTGCCGACCGCGACAGCGCACGTAAGCGTGAGTTAGAGATAGCCACCAGTGCAGCAGCTCCTTGGTATTCAAAAATGGTCACCCCGGCCTTGGCCTTGGGTATGTTTGCGCTATGGGGTACGGTCAATATTTTGCTGTTGCAAAACAGTATCCCAGACGGTATGCGCGAGATCGTTATCCGTATGCTGGGTTCGTTGGATGCAGCCAACATGCTTATCCTCTCTTACTATTTTGGCAACTCACACAAGCACTAATCATGAGATCAAATTACGCAACCGCATTACAAGCAGTCCTCGTCCATGAAGGCGGCTACGTTAATAATCCAAAAGACCCCGGGGGCATGACCAACCTTGGTTGTACAAAAACAACATGGGAAGAACATTGCGGCCACCCAGTGGACGAAAAAGCAATGCGGGCGCTAACACCCGCTGACGTTGCCCCACTGTACAAGTCCAAATATTGGGACAAGATCAAAGGTGACGACTTGCCAAGCGGTGTTGATTACGTTGTGTTTGACGCAGCCATCAACTCTGGCCCCGGTCGTGCGGCTAAATGGTTGCAAGCATGTGTAAACGTGTACGCAGACGGCGCTATTGGCGACAAGACACTGCAAGCTGTACGCAGTAAAGACCCCAAAGAACTTATCAATGATTATTGTGCATATCGTTTGTCGTACCTCAAAATGCTTCAGACATGGGAGACCTTTGGTAAAGGTTGGGAGCGCCGAGTCAAAGAAGTAAATGCTTCTGCTTTAAAAATGTCATAAAAGCTACTTATTGCCAACGTTTAATACGCATCATGCTTAAACGTGTAGACACCCGAAAAGAATCAGTTCAGGAAAAATTGTCTGCACTTCAAAAAATTTGCTTGCCGTATGACAAACCGTATGACACTAACTTTGGATGTTGGTGGATTGCTTCTAAGGATGGCAGGGATATTGGTTTTGCGGGCCTTGTTCGTTCTGTGTCTTGGACCGATTGCGGTTATCTGTGCCGCGCAGGTGTTGTTCCTTCTGCTCGTGGACAGGGAATACAGAAAAAGTTTATTTATGTCCGACTCCGACAGGCAAAAGCTCTTGGGTGGAAATGGGTCGTAACAGATACAACAGACAATCCAGCATCCGCGAACAGTTTGATAGCTACAGGTTTTAAATTGTTTCAACCAACGAAACCTTGGGGTTTCAAAAACACGCTGTACTGGCGTAGGAAATTGTGATGCGAATCCGTAATACAGATCAAGAAGTCATGACTGCTATTCAAAACAGCAGCTCAATGACTGAAGCCAGTAAAATACTTAACATTAGTCCATCTGGTTTAAACAAAAGGCGCAGGCGCATTGAACAAAAACTCAAGATAGCCATTGAAGCGCCACAGAACACAGATAAATATAAGCATCTTCAAATAGCTCATGTTCACCCACAGCAAAAGAACCTTGGCATCTTAAACGGTACAGTAATTATTTTTAGTGATGCCCACTTTTGGCCGGGAATCTACAGCATTGCTTTTAAGGGCCTTTTATGGGCTATTAAAGAACTTAAGCCTCATGCTGTGATAGCTAACGGCGACATTTTTGATGGTGCTGGCATCAGCCGTCACCCGCGCATTGGCTGGGCAAAAGCTCCTTCAGTGATGGAAGAACTCAAGGCATGTACCATTTGCATGGGAGAAATCGAGGAAACCGCCAAGAAAGCCCGTCACAACGTCAAATTGTTGTGGCCATTGGGTAACCACGATGCGCGGTTTGAAACGTTTTTAGCGGCTAACGCGCCGCAGTATGAACACGTTAAGGGTTTCACCCTTAAAGACCACTTCCCAGATTGGGACCCCTGCTGGTCGGTGTGGATTAATGACGGGACAGTTGTTAAGCATCGTTTCAAAGGTGGCATTCACGCGACCCACAACAACACAATTTGGTCGGGCAAGAACATTATTACGGGCCACCTGCACAGCCTAAAGGTCACGCCTTTTTCGGATTACAACGGCGTAAGATACGGAATTGATACGGGGACACTGGCAGAGCCTTATGGCCCGCAGTTTGAAGATTACACTGAACAGGGACCACTAAACTGGCGCTCTGGCTTTGCAGTGCTGACGTTTGTAGATGGCAAGTTATTGTTGCCTGAATTGGTGACTACGCACGGCCCCGACGCCATTCAGTTTCGAGGCCGTGTGATTAAAGTAGTTGATTAAACAACAGCTTCTTCGTCTTCTTCTTCCTCTTCGTCTTCGGCATCATCAAAAGAAGTGCCTTCCCAGTTGCCAATCCAACCTTCTTCCTCTTGAAATTCAACGAATTCTTTGAGAACTTCAATGATGTCAAAGTCGGCAGTCTCAATAGTCAACTTGCCGTTACCCAACCAGCCCAATTCAATTTCCAATTTGTACATAAAAGCTCCGTTATTCATAGCAGCACAATTGCTGCAAACTCATCGTAATCCTGAAAAATGACAATTGCAAGACTCATTTTTTAGAGGTGACAAAAACAATTAATAATGGCACAATTGGTTTAAACGATAGGATTGCGCAAATTGTTTTATAAGCGTTGTTAACACGTAAGGATTCAGCATGCCGCTGTCAAAACTCAAATTTAGACCCGGTGTAAACAGGGAAATGACAACCCTGTCAAATGAGCAGGGCTGGTTTGAGACTGAGAAGGTTCGCTTTCGTTATGGATTTCCAGAAAAGCTGGGCGGCTGGAAAAGTGATAGTGGAAACGTAACATCTAATCTAGCCCCAGTTTCTGGAACATTTTGGGGTGTGTGCCGTTCTTTGTGGAACTGGCTTAACCTTGCAGGCTACAACCTTCTTGGCCTTGGCACAAACCTCAAGTATTACATTCAGAACGGCAACGGCGGGTATTTTTATGATGTCACGCCAATCCGTTTTACAAGCTCTGCGGGCGCAGTAACATTTGCAGCCACCACGGGCTCTAAAAACATTACGGTAACTTGTAACTCTAACGGGGCAACCTCAAATGACTTTGTAACATTCAGCGGGGCAGCAAGTTTAGGCGGGGCCATTACTGCGGCTATCTTGAACGCAGAATTTCAAATTGTCAGCATTGTTGACGCTAACAAATTCATCATCACAGCCAGCGTTGCCGCAACCTCGTCGGATACCGGAAATGGCGGAGCGTCCACGGTTGGGGCCTTTCAGGTAGCTACTGGAGCCGCTATTTACGGACCCTCAACAGGTTGGGGCGCTGGAACATGGGGCGGCTTTAGCCCACCAAGCACAAGCACAGGCTGGGGCCAATCCGCTGGTTACGTTCAGTTGAGGTTGTGGAGCCAGTCAAACTTTGGTGAAAACTTAATATTTTGCGCTCGCGGCGGGGCAATGAATTTTTGGGCGGTCAACCCATCAAACTCAACATTTGACCGGGGCCAAGTCATTTTGGCTGGCGGAACAATCACGCAAAAGAACTACGCTACAGGAAGCGGGACAACCACTGTTTCAGTGGATGCATCGTGCCCATCGCAAGTTAGCATCGTCATGGTTTCCGATACCACTCGATTCACCATAGCATTTGGTGCAAATGATCCTACCGGTGTTGTTTCTACCACATCCCTTGATCCGTTGATGGTCCGCTGGTCGGATCAGGAATCTTACAGCACGTGGCTTCCTGCGGTTACAAACCAAGCTGGTTCATACAGGTTAAGCCAAGGATCACAAATTGTTACTGCCATTCAAACCCGGCAGGAAATTTTGGTGCTGACGGACTCCGCTGTTTATTCCATGCAGTTTATTGGGGCTCCTTATGTTTTTAGCTTCCAACAAATGGGATCAAACATTTCCGTCATCAGTCAAAATGCTATATCCACATCCAACAACATAACGTATTGGATGGGCATTGATAAGTTCTATGTTTATTCCGGTAAAATTGATACATTAGATTGCACCTTGCGTAGGGACATTTTTAACAATTTTAATTTTGACCAATCAGCCCAAGTTTGTTCTGGGGTTAATGAAGGCTTCAACGAAATTTGGTGGTTTTACCCATCCGCCAATTCAACAGTTCCAGACAAGTATGTGATCTACAACTACGTGGGGCAAACTTGGTACAACGGCAATTTAAGCCGCACCGCGTGGACTGGCAATCACTTACGCCAATATCCAATGGCAACTAACTACAATTCCACGTACACATCTGGAAAACTCATTTACCATGAAAATGGTAACGATGACGGAAGTGTCAGCCCAGCCATTCCAATATCCTCTTATATACAATCATCTGATTTTGATATTGGTGACGGGGATCACTTTGGTTATGTTTGGAGAGTTGTTCCTGACATAACCTTTGACGGTTCAACAAGTTCAGCTCCAATTGTGAGCATGACAATGCTTCCCCGTCAAAACCCCGGTACAGGGTACGGTAAAACAGACAACCCATTGGTGGTGAGCGGCAACAGCTACGCAAGCCAAAGAACGTACCCAGTTCAAAAATTTACCCAATATGCTTTTGTTCGAATCCGTGGCCGTCAAATGGCTTTGAAGATTAGTTCAAATACTTTGGGGACGCAGTGGCAATTGGGAACGCCACGCCTTGATGTTCGACCTGACGGGAAACGTTAATGGCTACAAGCAAGTTTATAACCAACATTATTCCGCCTATAGCTCCACGGCTTCCGGCTGCACCGGCTGAGTATGACCAGCGGTTTCTTGAGCAGTATTCAAACATCCTGCGGCTTTATTTCAACGGGATTGATACAACTTTTGGCGGTTTGCTTGGGCAAACAAGGCCAAATAAAGGGCTGCACTCCGGCGGGGCTTACTTGACCTTTCCCTATACTTCGCTCTCCCGCACAACGGATTTGACCCTAACAGCAAACACGCCCACCGTAATTACATTTGACACCACCAATTATTTAAATGATGGCACTTACTCAGCAGGTGCTATCACTGTAAATGACGCAGGCTTATACACATTGCAATTTAGGTTGCAGTTTGCAAACACCGATAACCAAATACACACCGCCTACACTTGGGTACGTGTAAACGGAACAAACAAAACCGGTACGGGAAGCAAAATTGATGTGCCATCGCATCATGGCTCAGTAGATGGTTACATCCTTGGCTCCGGAAGTTTT